TGTTATCTGGTGGTCGTCGGCCAAATCGGAGACGACAATTATGGATCTGCAAAAGGCGGCCGATGCGGCCCGCGAATTGCGTGCTGCCAAGCTGGCGGAAGCGGAAAGCGTGCTGGTGGCTGCGGCGACTGGGGGCGAGGGCGGCAAGTCTCGGCCCCTCACTGACGACGAGACGCGCAAGTACGAGGCCCTGTTGGAAGAGGCTGCGAAGGCTGGGGCTGAGGAAGCTCGGTTCTCGAAGCTCATCGCCGAGAAGGCGGCCTTGGCTGCGAGCGAAGGGCGGCGGAGTGCTCCCACTCCTGCCCCTGGGATTGTGGCCCCGGCCCCCAAGCCGGAGATGCGGACGCTGCGGCGTGTCGGGGCGCTGCGGTCTTTCCGGGGACCGGACGCGCAGGACAAGGCATACGCTGCCGGGCAATGGTGTCTGGCGATCCTCGGTGGGGATCAGCGGGCGGCCCAGTGGTGTGCGGACAACGGGATCGAGACCCGAGCGCTTCAGACCACGAGCAACAACCTCGGCGGGTTCTTGGTCCCCGAGCAGATGGAAACCGCAATCATCGATCTGCGGGAAGAGCGCGGGGTTGCCCGTCGGGTGCTGCGGATTCGTCCGATGGCCTCCGATACCCTCATTGTCCCGCGTCGGCAGTCTGGAGTCACCGCGTATTTCGTGTCGGAGAATGCCGAGATCACGGCCAGCGACAAGGGTTGGGACACGGTCAGTCTCACGGCCCGCAAGCTGGCTGTCTTGACCAAGTACTCCAGCGAGTTGAATGAGGATTCGGTGATCTCGATTGCCGACGATCTGGCCCAAGAAATCGCCTACGCATTCGCCGACAAAGAGGATGAATGCCTCTTCAACGGTGACGGCACGTCGACTTACGGTGGGATCGTTGGCCTGAAGAACGCCCTGGGCGACGGCAGCGAAGTCACTGCCATCACCGGCAACACCGCTTTTTCGACCCTCGATCTTGAGGATTTCGAAGCGATGGTTGGCAAGCTGCCTCAGTTCGCTGTCAACGGGGCGCGGTGGTACATCAGCCGCGTGGGTTGGGCGAACTCCATGCTGCGGCTGGCCGAAGCGGCTGGCGGTAACACGGTCGCCCAGATCGCTGGCGGTGCTCCCCTGCAATTCCTCGGGTTCCCGGTGGAAATCGTGCAGGTGATGAACTCCACGACCACGGCCCAGACCTCGACCGACGGTATTGCCTACCTAGGCAATCTCGATCTTGCGGCCTCGATGGGTTCACGGCGTGGCATCTCGATCGCCGTGGATGGGAGCCGATATTTCGAATTCGATCAACTCGCGATCCGTGGCACCGAGCGTTTCGACATCAATGTGCATGAAAAGGGAACGTCCACGGTGGCCGGTCCGGTGATCATGCTGAAGACCCCCGCATCGTAAGGAGCCTGATTCATGATTCATGCACAGAATACCAAGTGGGTGTCAGTCACTCCCCCGGCTGCCATCGTCGACAATGCCAGTCTGACCACGGCGAGCATCGACACGCTGGGGTACGAATACTTGGAAGTGTTCGTTTACCTTGGGGCCACCGACATTGCAATGACGGCCCTGAAGCTCCAGGAGTCGGACACCGACGGCAGCTACGCGGATGTTACCGGCCTGGTCTACGGCACGTCGGTAAGCATCGCGGGCACCACTGCGGCCCTGCCGATTGCCACCGACGACAACAAGTGCTTTAAATTCGAGGTCGATTTGCGAGGTCGCAAACGCTACTTCGACCTGGTGGCGACCATTGGCGACGGAGCGGCCGGAACCTTTGCGGCCGCGTTCGCGCTGCTGTCGCGGGCGACGGATACCCCGGTCACTGCGGCCGAGCGTGGGTTTGGAAACATCGTGAGGCTGCCCACCTGATGCGAGTGGAACTCCTCACAACTTGGAACGGATTCCGAGCGGGGAAAACGATCAGCCCGTCTGATGGGGTGGCAAACCTCCTCATCAGGCGGAAGATCGCCAAGCCCGCATTGGAAGAAATCGAACAGGCGACGGCTGTCCCTCACTACGAGCGGGCGGTCCGTCGTCAGAACAGAGGACGTTGAGCCATGCCGTGGGACCGTGCGAGACCGTTGGAGTCAATGCAGGGCGTGCGATCGTCGTTGCGCGTCAGCGTCCAACCGACGGTCGAGCCGGTCAGCGTGGCGGAACTGAAAGAACACGCGAGGATTGACCATGGCCACGAAGACGAGCGGCTTGCCGGACTGATCAAGACGGCCAGGATCATGGTCGAGAAGGACACGCGGCGCAAACTCTGCACGCAGACCGTGGTCTGCAATCTCGACTACCTGCCCACGTACATCGTGCCGGAGGTGCTGCCGATCCAGAGCCTCACGTCGATCACCTACTACGACGCGAACAACACGCTGCAGACTCTGGCCTCGGCGACCTACGAGGCGGATCTGTACGCCGAGCCGATCCTCATTCGGCCCGCGTTTGGGCAGACATGGCCCACGACCTATGAACGGTTCAACGCCGTCGCTGTGACAATGCAGGCGGGATACGGCGCTGCCTCGGCCGTACCGGACGACGCGAAGCAAGCGATCCTCCTTTTGGCCAGTCACTGGATTGAGAACCGCGAAGCTGTTCTGTCCGGCACAATCTCGAAGGAAATCGAACTCTCTTACACCGCCCTCACTGATCGGCTGAAGTGGGGGAACTACGCATGAGGGCGGGAAAACTCTCAAAGCGGGTCGAGGTGCAAAGGCTGTCTGCCTCTGTCAACAGTGCTGGCCAGATCGACGAAACGACAGCGGGGAACTGGGTCACGTTCGCCGTGCGGTGGTGCGAGATGGCCACCAGGGGAAGCCGAGAGTTTTTCCGTGGGGTGGAAGTCGCGGCGGACATCACGCATCAAATCACGATGAGATCAGACCCGCAGAGCAAGGCGTTCACGGTCAAGCAACGGCTGAAGATGGGCGACAGGATTTTCAACATCAGCGGCCCCCCTCTGGACGTGGACGAGGGAGACGAGATGGTGCGGTTTCCTGCCGTGGAGGTGGCGCAGGATGGCTGAGCCGACACGAGCCCAGAAGATTGCCGGACGCAAAGCGAGAGCTGTCAAGACGCTTGCCGGGCTGAAGGCGACCACCTTTAAACTGACTGGAGATAAGCAACTGCTGAAGGCCTTGAACAGCGTTCGGGACTCGGTGGCCCGTAATGCGATGAAGACCGCGATCACCAAGGCGGCCCGATTGTTGGCCAAAGAGATGAAGAACGCGGTCCCCGTGCGTTACAAGGGGAGCAAGGTTCTATTTGGTTCGCGTATGCAGCGAGCCGAGGGCGGGATGTTCGTGGCCAAAGCCGGCGCTGGTGTCGGCAACACGGCAAAGAAAGAAGCGAAACGGGGCAAAGGCAAGCGTAAGGGCGTCGGGATCAGCGGGGCCAATATTCACTGGATGGTTCTTGGGACAAGGTCTCGAACGGTCAAAAAGACGCGGATGTACCGCAATGGAAAACTTGTCGACGTGACAAATTGGCCAACCGGTGAGATGCCGGGCATTTTGAAAAACGTGGTCAAACAAGGATTTGCGGCTGGCCAGTCGAAAGCATCCAAAGTAATTCGCGATGAGATCCGAGCCAAACTTGCCAAGGTGGTGAAGCCAAGTGGCAATTGAAATCGGAC